AAATCGATATCTTTTTTGTAGAAATCTGCGTATCCTTTTCTACCAGTTAAAGATTCGTATCCTAATCTTACCCATTCCATCACTTGTTGTGCTCCACTTGGAACGATTGGGTCATATAATGTAATTGTGATATCCTGCCATTCACCTTTACCTTGTAGTTTTCTATAAGTGTTGATGTGGTCTAACTTTACAGTTTCGAAATTGATAGATGGTCTAGCTGCAGTTTTTATCAAGTAAGATTGAATTCCATCAATCTCCATGATATACCTGTTCTTCATCTTCGGTTCGAAGTTGGTGAACATCATTTCGTTAAATTCTAATACTTCTGCCATTTTTTTATTTTCCTCTTTATACTAATAAATATTAGTTGTTCAAATTTTTATATTATGCTGAGAATGATGCTCCAGTTGGTAAGATGTTGAAATCAATTACAATGAATTCAGCGGTCTTAGCAGGTTGTAGGAAAATCTGTCCAGCCAATATGTTTCTATCAACAACATCAGGTGTGTTGTTAGTCTCATCCATAACTACTTTAAATGCGTACAATCCTTGTCTTTGTTGGATACCTTCTAAGTAAGGTTGTACAGTGTTGATGAATCTACCTCTAGTCGATGCCGTATTTTGTTCGAATACTAAGAATCGAGATGTAGATGCCACAAATTTCTTAACGTTGATTAACAATCTTCTTACATTGATTCTATCTAATGCTGATGCTTTATCTTGCAACGTTTTTTGTCCAAATGCTACAATACCTTGTCCAGGGAAAGTTGCGATTGGATTTACTTTGTTTTCATATAAAGTATCTCTTTCAGAGTGTGTTAATCTATTCAATACTGAAACTGCTCCAATAATACCTCCTCTATTTAAACCAGCAGGTGCGAACCATTCAGCTGCAATAGCATCATTCGCTGCGTACACAGCAGGTAATAGTACTGAAGGTGGTACTGAGATTAGTTTGTTAGTATTTGTATCTACTGTCTTAACCCAAGGATAATAAGAACCTACATAGTTCGAATCAATTGAGTTAGCTTGAGTAGTAACTTGTGCGATTGTATCGTTTACTGAAGTTAAATCAGTAATATAGAATGCATCTTGTCTAGCTTCTACCATATCAATCACATCAGTAACAACTGCTGGGTGTAATCTTCTTATAATACCCGGTGTTGCTACCATATTAATATCATATTCATCAGCGTTTGAAATTGCGTTAACAGCTTTAGCGTATGCAACTGAACCACTAGCAGTAGAATCAGTTAAAGCTAAACCTTGCGAATTTCCAGCTGAAATGTTTGAACCTAAAGCGATTTCTCTATTCGGGCTCATTCCATCAAATCCTCCTTGGAATCCTAATGAGAATTGTCTCTTAATCATATCAGCGGTTGCTGAACCAGTCATTTCTAATGATAATCCAACTCCACTTACATTTCCATCAAATCCAAAAGCTAAGTTAGAACCAACTCCTACACTTTCAGGTAGAGGTTTCATATAGTTAGCGTTATCATCTTTTATACCAATTGATTCAAAATCAAATCCAGCATAATATTGTGGGTTACCACTTGTGTTAGCGATTGAACCAGTTTGATAAACAGCTACTGGAACAATAGTTTCATCAGTTGCTTTAATTGGATTAGAGTATGCTCCATGTCCAAATGGTGCAGCAGATACAGGGTAAGAACCTTGCTCTCCTACTTTTACTCTAATATACTTAGAGTTGTTTATCCAATCACCATTTTCAGTAATTTTACCATTTGAATCAATAGTATTCCATCTATCACCAATTACTCTTGCAATATAGTTTGGAGATGATGGGTCTAAGTTTACATTACTAAATGTTTCTAATACTACTTTTCTTTTATCAGTATCATTATAAGAACGAACAGTTACACTAAATACTGAGTAATCAGTTCCTCCATCTTCACCTGCTGCCTTAACACCAGATATAGAAATCTTAAATCTTTTGTTTTCACCATTACCATGTCCTAAAGTATAGAACTTAAATAGGTCATATCTTTCACCGGAGATTAGTTGTGATTTTACATATGGTGTTGCTGCCGTACTAGCATCGTAAGTAAAGTTCTGAGTTGGTAGTGCAACTGCTTCTACTACATTTTTATCTTCGATTCCATCAAATGCATTCTTAAAGTAAGTATAAGTGTATGCATCTTTAGAACCTCTTGCATTAGAACCAAATACATCAGTTACATCATTGTTATCAGTTGATAATAAAGAAGAAGATACTTCTCCAATACCACTACCACTAACAACAAATGAACCTGTTGCATTTCCATCAGATATGGTAAATCCACTAAATCCAACTTCTTCATCACCATTATGAGTAGAGTGAAGAGTTGAAATTAATTTCAATCCAGCTGAACCAGTTACTGCAATACCAATAGGGTTTGCTTGGTTATAACCACCTACTCCTGCTACTCTTACAATAGTTGCCGTACCTGCTTCTCTAAGATAGTTTTGTACTGCATATTCTGTGTAATAAGTACCATCAGGAGTACCAAATTTATCCTCAAACTCACTCTGAGTTCTAACGATTGTGGGAACAAACGCTGGCCCTTGTTTGAAAGGTCCAATAAACGCTGCTCCTATTTCTCCAACCCCTTGTGCTAGGAATGATAAATCATTCTCTCTTGTGAATACACCGGGTGATACAATTCTTTCTGCCATATTATCTCCGTATTATTTAATAAACAATTTAGTTATTACTATTATAAATATAACTAAAAGTTTGAAACCAACAATTAAACTTCAGGTGTTGGAGTTACTGAACCTGTTGACCAAGGTAAGTCTCCTTCTCCTATTTCTTCAGTAGCATCATCAACTTCATCAATCTTATTTTGGATTTGTTCTGAGATGTGGTCCCAGTATCCTGATGATGGATGTGTTACTGAAGCTGAAGCCCATCCTGCTACTAACTCTTCAGTTAATTCTCCGAAAGCTACAAATTCATCAGCTGAACCCGAATCAAAATCAATTGGAGTTGCTCCTATAAATCTACCTTCAGTACCAGTAGTACCTTCAGTTCCAGTACATGTCCATCTAACGTGTAAAATTACGTTATCGTAAGAACCTACTGTTTTTTTAGTCATTTGGGTTACACCCCAAGAATAAGTTACTGCCATTTTATTTTCCTTTTTATATATATAAGTATATAGGTTGTTCCCCAAACGGAAAACAATCACCTATAAATATAACTAATTTTAGTTAAACACAAATATTAAGATATACTTCCAGATGTTTCTACAAAACTACTTGATACTTCTGACCAAATCGTTTGAATAAATGTAGATTCACTTACATACAAATGTGCTTCATTATCAAATTGATAAAAAGTACTTGTATGATTTCTGTTAATCTCCACCCCATCTTCAATAAATGATATTCTTTTTATTACCTCAAGATGTGGTGTATTGACATTAATTTCTAATTTGTTTAAAACTATTTCTTTTTCTATTGCCATTTTATTATTTGTTTAATAATTCTTTCATCATCTCTTTCATTTCTGAGAGTTCTGATTTTAAATATTCAATTTCTTCTTTTTGTGATTTAACTATATCGTTTTGTTCATTCACTGCGTTAATTAATAAAGGAGTTAACTTATCATATTGAATTGTCATATAATCATACCCCAATTGTTCTGCAAGAGGTGCTGGTTTAACAATCTCAGGAAGAACTTCTTTAACATCTTGTGCGGATACACCTATTTGTAGTTCAGTTCCTTCATATCCAATTGCATTAGCTTCTTTATTATTTCTATAATAGAAACCATTTAATTTACCAATTTTATCAAGAGCATTTTCAATATCACCTTCCTTATCCTTCAATCTCATATCAGAATAGTAAGCGATTATATCAGATGATGAACGCATTGAACCAATAACATATGCACCATATGATTCAGTTCTTATTTTTTCAGCACCATTATAGTATAATCTTACTCTATCGTTTCGATAGTTAAGCATGTGCCATTCGTTATTTACATCATTGTAAATACCATTAGCAGAACTCATATCGTGCATAAACACAATTCTACCACCAATAGACCATCCTTCGTATCCACCTACATCCGAACCATAAGTTGCAACAGTACCATACTGTCCACCTTCATCTCTTACAGCACGTAATCCACATCCTCTATCTTGGAAGTAAAGACCTGATGAACTTCTAGCTCTAAACCAGTTGTTTACATATATACTACTTTGATTTGATGTTGATGCTGGGTCTACATAGTATCCAGTATTATTTGAATCGTAATATCTACCAGCATACATTGAACCACCATTACTACTATTCTCATCAAGAACAGGAATAGTTCTCCAACTTCTCCATCCACTCCAAGAACTTCTGAATCTCAAGTTAGTAATTGGTCCACCAACCATCTGCCATCCGTAACCACCAGTGTTCGAACTACGATAATGGAATGCCTGCATTCCTACCCAGTGAGATGTACCTGAAGGTTGGTTACCTGGATTACTCCAAGAATCAATGAAACCAGAACCCCAAGTTGAAACAACGTTCATATCTTGTCTACCCCATCCAAATGCACCAGTCCAATAGTTAGTATCACTGGTTTGACGAGGTCTAGCTCTATAATATTCACCACTATTTCTTGTATGACCCGGCTGACCTATGTAAGCCATCGTTCTATTACTCACACCTTCGAATCTCGTAGAGTGTGCAGATGCACCATCGAAATAATAACCAGTATTATTTGAATCATAAATAATTGGTGCTCTTAATGAAGAACCTGCTTGTAGGTTGTAGTTAACATATACGTTATTTGTACCTAATGGGTCAGTAGAGTTGTTAACAGACATCACCTGCGTTGCCATATTGTAATCGTTGTAGAAACGCATACCATTGTAAGATGCGTTTGCTCCAAACTTAATACCAGTATGGAATGCGATTCTTAAATCAGGATATCTATAAGACCATCCACCACCTTCTCTATAAATAGCGTATGCAGTACTTCTACCAGATGAGAAATACATACCAAATTGATGGTCTGTAGATACATCATATCTATTACTAAGGTAATTTGCTCTTGTTACATTGGTAATTGTTGTAGATGCAAAATCACCATAATAACCAGTGTTGTTATTATCATAGAAAAGTGGACTTCTTACATCAGAATTATGTCTAAAGTAATCTGAGTTTAATCTCGCTACTTCATTATTTGAACCAGTACCAAATATTGTTGTTCCACCATCATAGTAGTTAATATATGTAGTATATCCACTAGCTGAATCTAAGTGTAAGTTACCATTTGTAGTTACTACCGATGCAATCGATGAATTGTTTACGAATTCTCTACCATTACCACCGACTTGTAAGTATCTTCCCCAACTATTGTTTGGTCCAATATAAATTCTTCCTCTAAATCTTGCAGCTTGTCCAGTTGAATTAGGGTCTACATAATATCCAGTATCATTTGAATCATAGAAAAGTGGTGCTCTATAAGAACCTCGCGCTTGTACATATCCACTTTGAGTTCTTTGTTCCCAAGTACCATTGTATCTTAGTTCCACATATGAGTTTCTATACATTAATATAGCCCACTCATTTTCATAATCATTATAGATACCAGCTGCGTTTGAATGGTCGTGCATAAACACCCATCCACCATTAATAGAGTATCCACCCCATCCACCTCTAGTAGAATGAGTTCTAACAGTACCATAGTTACCACCTACTGTATCTCTACCAACACTAAATTCTAATGAACTACCATCAGTATAGAAATAAGTACCATTATCATTTTGGTGTCTGATTGCCCAACTTCCACCTTGGTCTAAGAAACCAATTTCATTTGAGTTAGTTGCGTAAACATATCCTCTAGCATTGTTACCAGATGTTGTGAATAAAATTTGTGATGTAGAAGAACCAGAATATGCTCTCCAACGAGATGATGAATCAGAATACCAATGCATTCCAGTTGATTGGTTATATAAACCTTCACCACTATTATCATTTCTGAACCAGTTTCTTGCATAGATTTCAGTTGCTCTTAAACCACTATTAAGATTTGAGAAAGATGCAGGGTCTACATAATATCCAGTATTTGATGAATCATAAAAGATTGGAGACCTCATATCTGAGTAGTGATATGCGTAATCAGAGTTTACTCTAAACATTTCACTACCACCTCTTAACACTCTTATTGCATAGTTGTTAGTTGATGCCATTCTAAGGTCAATACCATAATCATCATCACCAGTTAAGATAATACCCCAGTCATTATTATTTGGTTTATCTAACCATAATAGTGCATCATCACCAGAAGCTTGATTATCAATACCACTCAATCGTAAACCACTCATTCTAGAATTATTTCGAGGGTTTACATAGAATCCAGTATCATTTCTATCATACATGATATTTGGTCGAATATCATTAAAGTACGATGTACTAGCAAAGTTACCATAGTATGATGTATTATTTCTATCATAGTAAATATCTGCTCTTACATCATTTAAATAAGATGTAGAGGCTGGGTCTAAGTAGAAACTATTACTATTGGAATCATAAAATCTTTGTGCGTACATGTATTCTCCAGCATATACACTTTGACCACTATAAATGTTTCTGTTAGTAGCAAGACCTGGATATGAATCAGGTACTACTTCACATGCTGTTGTTGAACCAGGATTTCCTGTTCCTGATGTTGTTAATGACCAACCAGGAGATTGGAAGTTATTTGTTATTGCGTAATATAATGTACCAGAAGTTCTTATATAAATTTGTAAGTAATGAGTATCATATGTACCACTTTTTCTAATTCTAATGTTATTAAAAATACCATTAGAACTATACCAAGATTTACCTAACATAGTAATTGTACCTTGTTGACCATAAGAAATACCAGCAGTAAATGACATCGAACCATGTCTACTACTATTAGTATCCCACACATTGAAGGTAGCATATTGTCTACCACTTCCCGTAGCAATAGTTACCCATTGTCCTGCACTTACACTTCTTGATGCGGTATCTGCTATTTCAAATCCATCAACAATTATTTCATTTGCGTTTATTGAATTTAATCTAGATGTACCATTAGGGTCTGAATAATATCCTGTATTATTGGAATCATACATTATAGGTGTTCTTACATTTGCAGTAAAGTTACCTACTTCTGCCGTAAGTTGTGCATTATTAGCACCAGTATCACCATAAAATACAAATTCTGCACCAGTTCCATTTGGATTAGCATCAGATACTCTAATTTCAGCATCAAATGATGTGTTGATGAATCCAATTCTATTACCTGTTAAAGTAAGAGTATTAAAATTAGATTGAGATGCTGGATTTGCGTAGAATCCAGTGTTATTTACATCATAGAAAATTGGTGCTCTATTTGAACTTCTTGTATATGCATCACCAGCTTGATTTACATACCATTGTCTTGTACCTTGTCCACCAGAACTACCAGCACTACCAGTTGTTGTCCATGCTTCAACGTGTCCACTATTTACATCGAATCTTACATATGCACCATAAGGGTTACTATTAGTCTGTCTACCATAATATTGTCCACTATAATTAATGTTACCACCAATACCTGTGTTATCATAAGTGATACCTGGCTCAGATGCCCAAAGTGTTAAATGAGCATCGTAAATATCATTACCATTATTGTAGTGTAATTGAATTCGAGTATCACCATGTCCACCTTCAACATAAAGATGATGTAATCTAGTATCAGATGATGGTTTTACATAATATCCTGTATTATTGAAATCATAATAAATTGGATAGTATGCATAATCATTAGTATCGTATGCCGAAATACCACCATCAGTTCTTAATTGTCTATTGAAGTAGAATAATCCTCTATCGGTTTGGAAATGTGCGTATGAACTATTCATTGGCCCCATATCAACATATCCATAGTTGGTTCTCATTCTTAGAGAATTACCACCACCTTCTTCTAACTGAGTATTTGAATCATTAATTTGATATTCACCATAAACCCTAACACCTGTTGATATAGTTCTTAACCTTTCTGCTCCATCTTCGAATAATTGTAGATAAGGACGAGAAGTATCAGTAATTAAGTAAAAAAGTGCATGGTTTGTTCCTTCATTATCTTCACCTTGGAAGTAGAAATCACCTTCACCATGATTATAATTTTTAAAATAGTGGTTTGACCCATCATGCCAAATTCTTAAATCCGAACCATTACCAAATCTTAAAGTTTGGTTGTCTTGGAATTCCATATTGGCGTAAATCTCAATAGGGTCATTAGAATCAGCATCAATATATCCTCTAATATCTAATTGTCCATTTACTTGAACATTATTCATTACAGATGTTGATGCAAAATCACCATAGTAAGCAGTGTTATCACTATCGTAATAACGAGGTGCGTACATATCTTGTGCGTTTGTTGTAGTTCCACCAATTGGTACAGCTCTCATTGTTACCGTTACCTTCTTAGAAGATGAAGGTTCGGTTGAATTACTAATATTTGTTACTCTATTTCTTGCACTTCCACCAGCATCCCTTACTCTTACTTCAAATGAATTCCAATAAGATACTCTTGGCCACCAGAATGCAAGTGTACCACCATTATCAAATACCTTCATTGTAGAGAATCCAGCTTTACCTAAATGTAAACCAGAATGGTTGATAATAGTGTTAGCATATAGATAACCCTGTACCATAAAGTTAAATGGTGAGTCTGCTGAATAACTTTTACCAGTTGCTTCTAATACAAACGATGCTCCGTTTGTAGTATTTGATGTAATATCAGTTTGTACTAATGTACCAGATGTAAAATCAGAACCAGAATGTTTTTTATGTATGAATTCACTACCATATGTGTTTTCTGCATGATATAATCTAGAAGTTGAAGCAAAATTACCATAATAAGCAGTATCATTTGAATCATAGAATATTGGTGCTCTTTTAGAAGTTTCGGAGTATGAATTACCACTACTATCGAAATAAGTTCTGTTTGAACTACCTCCACCTGGTCTTAGTTCTAAATTACCACCATTATATGATGCAATATCCCAAGAAACTGCTCCATTATCTTGCAATCTTATATAAGACCAATTATTATTAGAATCCAAATCTATTCTAGCATATGATGCACTATCAACTCTAAATCCATCTGCTCTAGTAGTTCTTACTTGACCTAATGTTTGAAAAGATACTCCTGTTGTATTAGGGTCTACATAAGTTCCAGTATTATTAGAATCATAAAATATTGGTGCTCTTGATGAACCTGCAGCTTCTACATTACCACTTGAGTCTACTAACATTCTCCAACTACCCCAACCACCATTTCTATATCCTCGATTAGATGTAATAGCGTAAGAATCTGAAGTTTGGTAATAACCACTTGTCCAAGTTTGTGAAGTTAGTGGTGATGAGAATAATAAAGCAGGTCTATCAGTTCCAGAAATACCACCCCCTCTTATTTCTTGAACAACACCCCAAGAATGATTTGCGTATGTATTTTCTACTATTAAAGTTGTATTGTTTCCGGGAGCTGAACCAGTTTTAGTAATTTGCATTACAGGTCCATTTGATTTACCAAAATTAGAGAAGTCATTTGGGTTTACATAATACGCAGTATCATTTGAATCATAGAAAATAGGTGCTCTAAATGAGTTATTAGCTTGAACATATCCTCTATAAATTCTCATTTGCTCTGCCCAACCAGAACCTAAGTTCTGCCACATACTCATATATGAAGAGTTTTGGTCAATAGCACCTAAAGCTGTATTACCAGATGTGTACCAAGTTGATACTGAGTTAGATGGTCCTTCAAAATTAATTACTCTACTATTAGAACCACCCCCAATTGTATTTGCAAATGTTGTACCATCAGGCGATGTATCAATTGAACCACCACCATATGCTCTAAAATTATTTTTTACTTGTACTTCATTATTATTTATTTCTAATCGTTCACCACCACCAGTTACAACTCTAAAATTATCTGCAGATTGGAATTGAATGTATGTGTTAGTATCACCATCGTGGAAAATACGGTCATTTAATCCAATATCTTCAACATTAAGAAGTTGTTGGTTATTTGCATTTAAAGAGGCACCAAGTTTAACGTAAGTATCGTTAACTTCCAACATTTCTGTACCACCAGTAACAATTCTAAATTGATTAGCATCATGGAATTGTAAATAAGTATCGGTATCACCTTGACTATAAATTCTATCATCTAAATATATGTTTTCAACAGTATTTAAATTACCATTACCTAAGTTTAGTCCAGCAAATTGAGGTGAATCTGATGTACGAACATTCTGATTCATTAAATAAACCTCAGTTGTACCTTGTCCAGTATTAATATTTGCTGCGGTTATTGTGCCATTGAAAGCTACGGTTGTTCCACTATATGAATAACTAAATACTTCATTATTTGTACCAGCTTCTCTATTAAAGAATGTAATTCTATCTGAAGTTTCACCATTGATAAATCCAGGTGAACCATCTCCATTGTAAGAAATACCACCACCATAAGTTGATGATTGTCCTACATAAAGGTAACCAGTACCTTGTGAGTTACCGTATGCTTCAAAACCTGCTTTATTAGAATCACCTGCAAGAACTCGAACTACTGAATCTGCACTCTTTGAAGTACTACCTACTGTAACATCATCAAAAGTTACATCATCAGATGTACGAACATTTTGGTTCATTAAATAAACCTCAGTTGCACCTTGTCCAGTATCTACTGTGTTTGAGTAGAATGTACCAGCAACATACATCGTATATGATGTATTTAATGTACCTTGTCCAAATGTAAAGTTACCACTTCCATTTAATCCAAATACTGCTCTTGTGTTACTTGCATCACTTTCAATAAAGTTTACTAAATGGTCTGAATAAATCGATAGATTATTCTCATTAGTAATTTTAGTTATTGCTCCAACCGTTTCATCTAAGATTAATGTACCACCTCTTGCATTTAAGTTCCCGGTTGCTGTTAAATCATCATCAGCGTACCATGAATCTATTGATTCTCTCCAATAGAATTTTTTAGTTGCTGAAGAACCTCTTAATATCTCAATACCACCATCCTCCGAAGGAGTACCAGTTGTAAAGTTTGAATTAAGAGTTATAATATTATCTGCTAACTGAATAGTTTCGGTATTCACAATTGTTTGAGTACCTGTTACATTCAGATTACCTGTTATGTTTAATGTTGTACCATCAAAAGTAAGATTACTTTCAACAGTTCCGTTTGGTGCTGAACCATTAAGTGTGATTACACCATTATCAGTATTACCTGTTAATGCTAATAATCCATCTGTACCACTTTCTCCAGAAGTTCCAGAAGTTCCAGATGTACCAGACGTTCCAGATGTACCACTTGTTCCAGATGTACCACTTGTTCCAGAAGAACCCGATGAACCCGATGAACCAGAAGAACCACTTGAGCCACTTGAACCAGAACTACCACTACTTCCAGAAGAACCTGAAGAACCTTCAGCTCCAGAAACACCACTTGTTCCAGATGTTCCACTTGAACCACTTGAACCAGAACTACCACTAGAACCAGAACTACCACTACTTCCAGAAGAACCTGAAGAACCACTACTTCCACTTGTACCATCAGAACCTACTACACCAGCTGCTCCATCAACTCCACTCGAACCACTTGTTCCACTTGTTCCGCTTGTTCCACTTGTTCCACTACTCCCAGATGAACCTGATGAGCCAGAAGAACCTGATGTTCCTCCACTACCAGCAGTACCTGGAGTACCATCACCACCACCAGCTCCAGTTAAACCAGAAGAACCAGATGTTCCAGATGTACCCGAAGAACCACTACTTCCACTACTTCCACTTGTTCCATCTTCACCATCAGTACCATCTATACCAGATGAACCACTTGAACCAGATGAACCTGAAGAACCAGATGAACCAGATGTACCTTGAGCTCCACCAACACCTGAAGAACCAGATGAACCTGAAGAACCACTACTTCCAGATGAACCACTTGAACCAGATGTTCCACTTATCCCAGACGAACCACTTGTTCCATCTTCACCATCTACACCATCTACACCATCAACTCCATCTGCACCAGAAGAACCAGATGAACCACTACTTCCAGATGAACCACTACTTCCAGATGAACCACTACTTCCAGATGAGCCACTTGTTGCACTTGTTCCACTTGAACCAGATGAACCAGAACTTCCACTTGTACCTCCACTTCCTGCAGTACCATCGGTTCCAGATGAACCCGATGAGCCAGAAGAACCCGATGAACCAGAAGAACCAGAAGAACCAGATGTGCCAGATGTTCCAGATGTACCTGAAGTTCCACTACTTCCACTTGAACCGCTACTACCAGAAGTACCATCAGTACCATCTATCCCAGATGAACCAGATGTACCACTTGTTCCAGAAGTTCCAGAAGTTCCAGAAGTTCCAGATGTACCAGACGTTCCAGATGTTCCAGATGTTCCAGCAGTACCAGCTGCTGGTTCCCATTCTGAACCTGTGTATCTAAATATGTTAGTATCAGTTGAGTTATAATATAATTGTCCAACTACACCACCAGATGGTTCTGAACTAAAGACTGGAATTACTACCGAATCTTTAATTAATACTGAACCTGTAAATTGATGTGAATCAGTACTTTCATCACCAAACACATTCGAACCCGATGCGTAAATTACTGATGATGAAATAAATGTTGTTATTAATTCAGTTGATGTTATTGTTCCACCTACTGATAAATCGTTTCCGATTGTTAAATCGTTATCTATTTGTGCATTATTCTTAAAAATACCACTACCAGTTACAATTAAAAATTTATCAATTGTAGTACCTGTGTTTATTCTTAAACCTTTATTTTCAGAAATTACAGCTTCTGCTGAACCTGATTTTAATCTATCGATATCACCTAATGCTGATGCTGGTACATTATATAAACCACTACCATCACCATCATATCTTGATGCTGATACATTTGAACTTATATTTAATGAACCTGTTATTGTAGTATTACCAGTTACATCAAATGTAGTTCCACTTTCAACTGATGCGGTTGCTGAACCTTCTGCTATTCTTGCTATATCACCAGTAAGAGCTGATGTTGGTATATTATTTAATTCTGAACCATCTCCTCTGAAAGAACCACTAAAAGAAGATGCAGTTACACTATTATCTACATTTAAAGACGTATTGATATCAACCGAAGATGTAGATATAGTTGCTTGTTCTACACCTTGAACATCAATCGAAAGTAAACTTTGACTGACCTGATTGATTCCGTTTGGGTTCTTTCCTCCGTATTCCATTAACCTCTATTTATGATATCTCTAATACTGATAAAATAACATCTGCCGAACTATTAACATTAGATGTCACTGTTATTGAATCGTTTGCCTCTAAAACTACTTTTTGGTCACCACCAACTAAAACTGCCGATGAACCATTTGGGATAACTGCTCCTTTTACTAAATATTTAGTAACACTAGCAGAATTATCGGTTATTTGTACATCTACATAAATGTTTTGAGATACAATATTTGCTACATTTACACCAATCACAGTTGTTGATGTTGCAGCTGGTGTTGTATAAACACTCAATCCACCTGTTCCTGCAGGTCCTTTTATACTATTTTTAAATACATTTGCCATATCTTTATCCTAATGCTATTGAAAATGCCAACGCAGAATCTAATACATCTACACCTTCAACTGTAAATGCGTTTCCATTTGTTACATTTATTGAACCACTTACTTGAACTGAACCACTATTAATAATATTTACACCACCATCAGTATTTTCCGTACCAACGTTTAATGTTTGTTTTACAGTTAAATTACTAAATTCAGCCTGCTCAACTGTAATATCACCAATAAATGAACCACTAAGTGAACCTGTAAATGAACCAGTGAATGAACCACTCAAATCAGCGTATGCCGAAGGAGCTTGTGTAATCGAACCGGAAAAACTAGGTTGGTCTATTCTCATTGATAATTATCGTTTTCTTTGATATAAATATCAAATAAATATCTTTTACCTTTTAAGATGGCTTTGTAGGCCATACAATATTATAAGGGTCTGATTGTGTTGTTACATCTCTTAAAGATTGTCTATAATTTTGCCAATCAGTTAGTTGAGAACCTGTGATTGGTGAATCTTGAAATTGAGTCCAATCAGAATTACTCAATAATGTATTTCTACTATCTCTTATATCAGACCACTTTATTTCTTTTCTTGTATTTATTGTAGCTTCATCTGCATCTGATATTTCATATGTTTGTACATATACTGAACCAGATAAAGTTGGAGTTACTTCTACTACATCTTTAGTGTAATCATCGTCATAACCACTATCTTTTAATTCAACATTATATACACCAAAAGTTTCCAATAAACTATCTGTGATAATTGTTGGAAAACTTGTATTCTGATTATCAATTTTTAAATTTTGAACCGAATATGGATATGTTATAGTTGAACCTGATACTTTTAGATACATAATATTTTATTTAAATGTTGCTGGTATCGAACCAAAATTAGTTAAACCACTACAAAATGCAAAACAATCAGTACCAATAGGTGTTGGAGTTCTTTCAAAAATTTCATCACCACTTGGTGTATCAGTTGGAGTTGCTCCACCTAATGAGTTAGCTGTTGTTGCCATATTAAATGCATTAGAGAATGTTGTAACCGATTGGTTGTTACTAAAAAAGTTTGATGGAATTGCGGTTATTGACCTACAATTCCTAAATACTGATTCAAAGTTTACAACTTGTGTATTGTTATCAAATAATCCACTTGGTATTGATGTTAAAGTTAAACATGCATTGAATGTACCAGAAAAAGATGTTACATTTGTATTATTATCAAATAATCCACTTGGTATCGATGAAATTCCAGTACAAAATACGAATGTATTAACAAAAGAAGTAACATTTGATGAAAAATCAAATAAACCATTTGGAATTATTGTTATTCCAGTTTGTCTAAATGTAGAGTTAAATCTAAGTACAGTATTTAATCCTTCGTTTAAGGTTGCATTATTAGAAACATCTGATGGGATTGTTGTTAAATTAATACATCCAAAAAAGTCAATTTGTTCAAAATCAATACCTCCCCAATCATCAACTGAACGATATAATCCTTTATATGATGAATTGTTATTCACATTAAAACCTGGACAATATCCACTAATTATAATTTGATAAGTACCAGCAGTTGAATATGTATGGAATCTACCAGAATCAAGAGTTTGTAATATTGTAGTTGTACCACTACTATCACCCCAGTCAACAACTATATTAGGTTGTTTTCCACCAGGTGAAGTTAGGGGCAACTCAAATTGTGTATTTGCTCCTCCAGTTTGTATTGTAAATTTAAAAGGTCTCACTTGTCCTGCTTCTATTGAAATTAAACGTCTTGCTATACTCATAACTATTCATTAACTTACATTGTTTGCACTTAGGAATCCATAATATGTACTCCCCCCATCATAAGTATAGAATACTAATATATCTTTTCCATTTGCTGTTAGTGTTGGTGCTGCTCCATTAGCCCATTGTATTATACCAGGCCAACTTACAGTTGCAGTACCACCACTTCCATCTTCCAACACCAATGTAAATCCAATTGCACGAGGGCCTGTTGGTGCGTTTGAAAGAGAAATTGTTATACTACCAGTTCTATTGATTCTAAAGTTGTTACCTTCAGTTAAATCTATATTTGTTGTTCCACTTGAATTACCTATATCGTAGTAGTTTTCGTGGAATCTTGTAGAGAATGTAGCATCACTTACATCTAAATCACCAGTTACATCTAATAAATTACCATTGAATGTTAAATTAGCTTCTGCATTTGCAGTTCCATCACCTTCCATAGTAACAACTCTATCTTCTGCATCATTATCTACATTTAATAATCCACTTGAACCAGATGTACCAGATGAGCCCGAAGAACCAGTTTCACCTGATGAACCAGAAGTTCCACTTGTACCACTCGTACCACTACTTCCAAATAAAGTACCATCTAAACCAGATGTACCAGCAGTACCAGACGAACCTGATGAACCACCCTCTCCAGTTATACCCGATGTACCCGAAGAACCAGAAGTTCCACCTGTTCCACTACTACCACTACTTCCGAATAAAGTACCATCTAAACCACTTGTACCAGATGTACCAGCCGTTCCAGATGAACCAGCCGTTGATGCAGTACCAGACGAACCCGATGAACCCGCAGTACCTCTCGTACCACTACTACCACTACTTCCAAATAAAGTACCATCTTGTCCAGAAGTACCTGATGTTCCAGCTGAACCACTTTCTCCACTCGTACCAGAAGAACCACTTATTCCACTTGTACCGCTTGAACCACTACTTCCGAATAAAGTACCATCTTGTCCAGAAGTACCTGATGAACCAGCAGTTCCACTTACACCAGATGTTCCACTTTCTCCACTCGTACCACGCGTACCAGAAGAACCAGATGAACCAAAGAAAGTTCCATCAATACCACTTGTACCAGTTGTTCCAGAAGTACCTGATGAACCTCCAGTACCAGCAGTACCAGCGGTACCTGTTGAACCTGAAGTTCCCGAAGTACCATGTGTACCACTACTTCCAAAGAATGTTCCATCTTGTCCAGAAGAACCTGAAGTACCAGTTGTACCCGATGTACCAGCAGTTGATGAAGTACCAGATGAGCCAGATGAACCACCAGTACCAGTTGTTCCAGATGAACCAGCTGAACCAAAGAATGTTCCATCTTGTCCGCTTGTTCCACTCGTTCCACTTACCCCACTACTACCTGATGTTCCAGCACCAGAAGTACCAGAAGTACCAGCCGTACCTGATGAACCGAAGAATGTTCCATCAACACCTGATGTACCAGTTGTACCACTTGTCCCACTACTACCACTCTCACCGCTTGTACCAGATGTACCTGCTCCACTCGTACCAGAAGTACCAGCCGTACCAAAATTAGTTCCATCTAAACCAGAAGAACCTGAAGTTCCAGTTGTACCAGAAGAACCTGATGTTCCAGTTGTACCACTCGTTCCAGAAGTTCCAGCAGTACCAAAGTTAGTTCCATCTTGTCCAGATGAACCCGAAGTACCATTTGTACCATTAGCTCCATTTTCTCCATCAATACCCGATGTACCAGTTGTACCTGAAGAGCCAGCAGTACCAGATGAGCCACTACTACCGCTGGTTCCAGATGTTCCAGAAGTACCACTACTTCCAAAGAACGTTCCATCTAATCCAGTTGTTCCAGATGTACCATCACTTCCTAATCCAGAAGTACCCGATGAACCTGCGGTTCCACTTGAACCAGATGAACCGAAGAATGTTCCATCTACACCAGAAGAACCTGAAGTTCCACTTGTACCAGACGAACCTGCCGAACCACTTGTCCCACTACTTCCGCTAGTACCATTTGTACCTGATGTACCTGATGTTCCACTACTCCCTTCAGCTGATGTACCAGAACTACCACTTGTTCCAGTTGTTCCGCTTGTTCCAGTTGTTCCAGAAGTTCCACTTGTTCCACTACTTCCCTCTGCGGATGTACCAGAAGAACCTGATGTTCCACTTGTTCCGCTTGTACCACTACTTCCACTTGTTCCAGATGTACCTGATGTACCACTACTTCCTTCAGCAGATGTACCACTTGTTCCTGCTGAACCTGAAGTTCCAGTTGTTCCGCTTGTTCCAGAAGTACCAGCCGTTCCACTACTTCCCTCAGCTGATGTACCTGATGTACCAGTTGTACCAGAAGTACCAGCTGAACCACTTGTTCCATTAGAACCAGATGTACCCGATGTACCTGCTGAACCACTTGTCCCACTACTACCACTCGTTCCAGATGTACCAGAAGTTCCACTACTACCACTCGTTCCATCAGAACCACTTGTTCCACTACTACCACTCGTTCCAGATGTACCAGAAGTTCCTTCAGAACCAGTTGTTCCAGAAGTTCCAGATGTACCCGATGTACCTGCTGAACCTCCACTACCAGACGTTCCACTTGTTCCAGAAGTTCCAGTTGTTCCGCTTGTTCCAGAAGTACCACTTGTACCACTACTTCCACTTGTTCCAGATGAACCTGATGTTCCGTTTGTACCTGAAGTTCCAGATGTACCAGCCGAACCTGATGAACCTTCTGCTCCACTTGTTCCACTTGTTCCAGAAGTACCTGATGTACCATTAGTACCTGTCGAACCAGAAGAACCAGAAGTACCCGATGAACCAGAAGTACCAGCTGAACCTGAAGAACCTTCTTGTCCACTCGTACCACTACTTCCACTACTTCCGCTTGTTCCACTACTTCCAGAAGAACCACTTGAACCAGAACTTCCGCTTGTACCACTTGTACCAGAACTTCCACTTGTTCCGCTTGTACCACTACTTCCACTTGAACCAGATGAACCCGATGAACCGGATGTACCTCCACTACCACTACTTCCGCTTGAACCAGATGTACCCGAAGTTCCACTACTTCCACTTATACCACTTGAACCAGATGAACCTGATGTTCCAGAAGAACCTCCCGTACCAGATGAGCCTGAAGTTCCACTTGAACCAGATGTACCTGATGTTCCGTATTTATCAACAATGTTTATTGTTCCAAGCATTGAACCATGAACACTACATTGGTAATATATGTTATTAGGAGCATTTTCAGGAACTCTATATTCTATTAAAGTAGAAGTACTATGAACTCCAGCTCCTGCATCATTATTTGTTGTACCAGGCACAGTTGTATTATCACCAGATTCTAATCTTAATGCAAATGGATGTGATGAACTTACATTTGAAACATCAAAGTAATATAATTCACCCCTTACAAGAGTTAATGATGGTTGGTTTCCACTATATCCATCTATTGTATAATTGTTTCCACCTGGTGTTCTAACAATGAACAAAGCTCCACCTTCTCTACCAGCAGTACCAGATGTACCACTCGTTCCAGACGAACCTGATGTTCCAGATGTACCAGTTGAACCTGATGTACCAGCAGTACCAGATGTACCACTACTTCCAGAAGAACCACTTGAGCCGGAAGAACCAGATGTTCCAGACGTTCCTGAAGTTCCACTACTACCACTCGTTCCACTTGTTCCAGAAGTACCCGATGAACCAGAAGTACCACTACTTCCACTTGAACCAGAAGTACCAGATGAACCTGAAGTTCCACTACTACCACTTGTTCCAGCGGTTCCACTACTACCACTTGTCCCACTACTACCACCTGTTCCACTTGAACCAGAAGTACCAGCAGTACCACTTGTTCCAGCAGTTCCACTACTACCACTTGTACCAGCAGTTCCAGAAGTTCCACTTGAACCAGATGAACCAGCCGTTCCAGTAGTACCACTACTACCAGAAGAACCCGATGTACCACCAGTACCAGATGTACCACTTACAGCAGTTACATCTCTTTTGAAAACTTTTCCAGTTGATTCATCAATAACTAAAACTGTATCTGAACTACCAGTTTGTAATCCTACAAATTGTGTACTACCAGATGATACTAAACTACCACTTACTTCAAATCTTCCAACAAATGAACCAGTACCAGTATTTGGTAAGAAATTTTCTCCTAAGAAATCACCAGCATTTAAAGCGAATGAAGCAGTTGCTGCATAAGATGCTGAAAGTACAGTCATCGATGCCGTTTGGTCATTTCTTACATAATCTTCAGCAGATACAGCGTTTATAGCATAAGATGCTGAAAGAGCGTATGATGCTGAAAGTACAGTCATCGATGCCGTTTGGTCAGTTCTTACAAAGTTATCAGTATTAAAATCACCAGCGTTTACGGCGAATGAAGCAGTTTCAGCATATGATGCTGAAAGTACAGTCATTGAAGCCGTTTGGTCATTTTGTATATAGTTATCTAAATTAGCAATCTCAGCAAGAGATGCCGAATCGAATCCAAATAAGTTTGATGCAGTTTGAGCTAAATCAGCGTTTCTAGCATATGATGCTGATAATACTGAACCTACTACATCACTACCTTGTACAAATCCTGCTAATCTACCACCAGTACCAATTACTGCTTGTCCACTTGTCAATCCACTAAATGTTACTCTAACCGATGAACTATCGATTGATTCTATTGCTTGTGGAATAATCTGTCCATTTGAACCAGTTTCATAAATTTGAACTACTGGATAATCAATAGCGAAATTGTGTTGGAATGTTACCTGAGTTACATCTGAGAATGGGAATACAGCAGTATCACCAAATTGTGTTACAGGTCTAAATTTGTTTGCATCTGCATCAAATACTAAAATATCTAAATCATCAGGTACATCTATACCAACATTTTCACCTTGGTATGAACCTACGAATGATGATGTAATTCTTGGTGAGAATATTTCATCCGTTACAGTTATCTTAGATGCACTTACATCGTTTTGGAAGGTTACATCTCCGAAAAATGTTGAACCACTATCTATTGACCTAACTACGAATCCATCATCAGGAGTAACCGATGCGGTTACAGAACCACTAAGTATTCTACTTTGGTCTAATCCTTCAATAGCATCAGCAGGAATATTAAATAATCCCTCACCACTACCACTAAAGAATCCACTTCCAGATGGTATTTCTATATTACCAATAAAAGTAGAACCACTTGTTGGAGAAAATACCCTAAACCCTTCTATATTATCAACCGATGCACTAATACCACCACTTATGATAAGATTTAATTCTAAATCTTCTAATGCTTCTGCAGGAATATTAAATAATCCCCCACCATCACCAGTAAATAATGTACCACTAATTGGTTTATTTACGATTAAACCAGCAGTAGGGTCTACTCTTGCTTCAGCAGCACCAGATACAATTCTATCTAATTCTAAATCTTCAAGTGCATCTAATGGAATATTAAATAATCCACCACCATCACCTTTATATAAAGATGCTGTTATTGATTGAGAAACATGTAGAGAACCACTAATTTCTACTTTAACTGAACCTGAGTTTATATTTGAATCTAAGTTTTCAACTCTAAAGAAACCTAATGGGTCAACTGATGCAGTTACCGAACCAGTAAATATTTTTGATGAATCAATTGCTAAGTTAGCAATATCAATGTTTGTAATCCCACTACCATCACCAGTAATAATACCACCAACATCTAAAGATTCAGAAATAATAACTGAACCACTAAATGATGAATCTACTGCAATTGATGAGGTTTCGTTAAATACTTTAAATTCAGTTTCCGATAAAGATGCAGTTGCTGAACCACTTGATAACTGAGTTACGTTTAGTGATAAATTAGCAATATCAATATTTGTTAAACCACTACCATCACCAGTAAATACTCCACCACCACCAACAGTTATTGAACCAGATGTTACAATTGAACCAGTGAATACTGCTCCACCAGTTGGTGCAGTTACTACAAATGTATCACCACTAGCAACCGATGCCGTAGCAGAACCACTTGAGATAAGAGGAGCAGCTGCTGCTTGTACATTTGTTAATTGAGAACCATCACCAACAAAGAATGATGCACTTACAGATTCAGCAATATCAACCGAACCAGTTACTGATAAATTTTTACTTCCAGTTAAGAATCCTATTGATACACTACCACTTACATCTAAAGATGATTTAAATTCTGAACCACTTATTGCCGTTACTACAAACGATTCTCCACTCTCAACCGATGCCGTAGCAGAACCACTAGCAATTACAGGTGATAAATCAGCTTGTACATTTGTTAATTGAGAACCATCCCCTACAAATGAACCAGAGAATGAACCACTAATTTCATCAGCTTCTATTTTATTAGCTGTTATTTTTTCACTTACATCAAAACTACCAGTTACATCTACATCTCCTTTGAGAATGTTAGTTGTTACTTCTGGAGTTGTACCTAATACATTAAATACATTACCATATGATTCTGATTGTGCTGCGTAATAATATAATTGTGATGGTGCACTAGCTGATGGGGTAATCGTTAAGAAAGCTCCATTAGCACCAGGATTTACACTACTACTAACTACATTAATAAAGTATTGAGAACCACTGTCAGAATTTGTACCATCTAAATTTTCTGAAATTTTGAAATCAAATCCAGCATTAGAACTATCTGATAAATCAAAATAATAAGGGTTATCTTTAATAGTTTTAAATGTTGCTTTACCAACACCATCTATAAAGTACCTACTTTCTGATATTATTACTGAACGACTTGTTGGTATATTTTCTAATAAAATAGATGATGAAACTACTAAAGAACCAGTTATAGTAGTATCACCTAATATATCAACATCACCTTGAAGAGATGAAGATGTATTTACTACAAATCCCTCATCAGGTGCAATTGATGCGGTAAAAGAACCACTAGCTATAAAACTTCGTTGAATTACATCTTCGGAAAGTGCCGATAATGGAATATCAAATAAATCTCTACCACTACCACTAAACGAACCACTAAATTCATCAGCTATAATCTTTGGAGTAGTAATTGATTCCGTTACATTTAATGTTCCATCTATTCTTAGATTATCTTCAATTCGTGAATCTAAGTATGGGAATTCATTAACAACATTAATAACAGCTGACCCAGCCATACCACCATGATTCAAACAATAGTAGTAAAGTTGAGTTGGTGTTTCTGATGTTATTAATATACTAACTTGAGAACCTGCACTTCCAGCATCAATACTACCAGTAGTTACACTTGAAGTATATTCAGTTCCAGAAGAATGAATACCATTTAATGTTGTAGAAAATTTTAATGGGTGAGTTTCATTTGATGTATCTGATTGGTCAAATGTATATGTACTACCACTTACTAAATATAAATCTGGATGTATTTGTCCATCTATAAAATATTTGTTACCATCATCAGTTGAACCAACAGTAACTATTTTTGTTAAATTATCTTTTATTTGATTTGATGATGAAATAAATACACTACCACTAATAGTTACATCATCTTCAAATCTACCAGTTGAGTTTACTTCAAATCCTCTAGTCGGATGAACCGATGCAGTTACTGAACCACTTACAATTCTAAATGCTTCATCTGTAATTGCTGAACGAGGTATATTAAATAAAGATTCACCACTACCACTAAAAATAGATGCAGATACAGTTCCACTTACATCAATATCACCATCAAAAGATGCTGATGTATTTACAACAAACCCTAAGTTTGGAGAAATAGATGCCGTTGCTGAACCACTTGATATTCTTGGAGAATCTTCAGAAAGTGCAGATTGTGGAATATCAAATAAATTAGCACCACTACCACTAAATGATGAACTAACATCAAGTTGTACATTTCCACTTACAAATAAAGAGCCACTAAATATTGAACCACTTTCAACAGATTTTACTACAAATCCAAAGTTTGGAGAAACTGATGCGGTTACTGAACCACTTGATATTAATGGTGCATCCTCTGAAAGTGCTGATTGTGGAATATTAAATAATCCACTACCATCCCCAACAAATCCACTGGAACTTATAAATTTACTTGATGTTAAATTACCAAATATAGAAGTATCACCAAATAATGTTTGTTTATCACTTCCAGTATTATCACCAAATATATTTGAACCAGAAGAATAAATTATTGATGATGAAATAAAATCAGTAAATATTTCGTTAGCTGTAATTCTACCAACAACAGTTAAATCATTATCAATTGTTAAATCACCTTGTATAGAAGCTGATGTATTTACTACAAATCCTAAGTTAGGTGAAATAGATGCGGTTGCTGAACCACTAGCAATTCTAACAGCATCTTCAGAAAGTGCTGATTGAGGGATATTATTTAAATCCGAACCATCACCACTAAATGAACCACTAAATGAACCAGTAATTTCATCAGCTATAATTTTTGGAACATCTAATGTTTCTGTTATAGAAACACTACCACTAAATTCAGATTTTACTGAACCTGTTCCGAATACTTTAAATGTACCATCGGGTAAAACCGATGCGGTTACTGAACCAGTTGTGATTAAATTAGAAATTAGTGCATCTTCAACTAACGCAGATTTTGGTATATCAAATAATTCCGCACCACTACCACTAAATACACTACCACTACTTAATTGAACACTACCACTAAATATAGAACCACTATCTATTGAGGTTACTCTAAATACATTATCATCAGTTGAAGCAGTTACACTACCAGTTCCAATAAAAACTGCTTCTCTCGATACTAACGCTTCAATTGATTCTTGTGCATCATTAGAAAGTGCTGAGAATGGTATATCAAATAAATCTTCACCACTACCACTATATTTTGAACCACTATTTAATTGAACTGCACCACTAACAAATACCGAACCACTTAATTCAGTTGTTACTGAAGCCGTTGATTGTACTCTAAAGAAACCATCAGTTGAAACCGATGCGGTTACTGAACCAGTAGATATTAAGTTCGAAATAAGTGCATCATCCGTTAATGCAGTTCTTGGTATATTGAATAATTGTTCACCACTACCACTAAAGAATGAACCACTACTTAAAAATACAGAACCTGTAAAAGTAGAACCACTTAATTCTGATTCTACAACTAATCCAAAGTTTGGAGAAACTGATGCGGTTACTGAACCACTTCTAATATTATTTGTAATAAGTGCATCTTCAGTAAGTGCTGATTTTGGTATATCAAATAACTCTGCACCACTACCACTAAATATACTACCACTACTTAATCTTAAACTACCACTAAATGTTGAACCACTAGCTTCGGATTTTACAACAAATCCATCAGCATCAGAAACCGATGCAGTTACACTACCAGTTGCTAATAAACCAGCTTCAAAAGCAAGAACTGCTTCAACAGCGTCTTGAGCATCATCTGAAAGTGCTGCTAATGGTACATTAAATAATTTTTCACCACTACCAGAAATAAATGAACCACTACTTAAAAATATTGAACCTGTAAATGTAGAACCACTATCTAATGAGTTTACTACAAAACCAGTATCAGGTGATACGGAAGCAGTTACTGAACCACTAATAATTAAATTCGTTTCTAATGCATCTTCGGTAAGTGCTGAACGAGGAATATCGAAAAGATTAGCACCACTACCACTAAATATACTACCACTATTAAGTTGAACTGCTCCACTTACAAATATTGAACCACTAAATTCAGATTTTACTGAACCAGTTGATTCTACCTTAAAAACTCCAGATGGGTCTAAAGATGCGGTTACTGAACCTGTTACGATTCTTGATGAATCAAATGCATCATCGGTAAGTGCAGTTCTTGGAATGTTAAAAAGATTTTCACCACTACCACTAAATGAAGAACCACTATTTAATTCTATATTTCCACTAACTAAAAGTGAACCACTTAATTCAGTTGTTACTGAACTACTACCAAATACTCTAAAGAATCCAGAATCATCAACAGATGCACTTACTGAACCAGTTGCTATGATTGGAGTAACTAATGCATCAGGTGCTAGTGCTGATTTTGGAATGTTAAATAATCCCTCACCACTACCACTAAAGAATGAACCACTATTTAATTCAATAGTTCCACTTGCGAATGTAGAACCACTTAATTCAGTTATTCCTACTATTATAGTATCTGATAAAGATGATGTTCCTTCTACACTAAATCCTCCAGTAACATTTGTATCACCATTTATTTCTAATGAACCAGTAATTCCAACTGAACCTGTAAATTCTTGCTTATCAGTAAGTTCATCACCAAAGATATTTGAACCAGATGAAAAAATAACTGAAGAGGAAATAATTTCTACAATTAATTCTCTAGCTACAATACGATTATCAACAATTAAATCACCAGTAACTCTTACATCACCATCTACATCTACATCACCATCAAATGATGATGATACATTTACTAAGAATCCAGTATTTGGTGAAATTGATGCTGATGCAGAACCTGATAATAATCTTACTGCTTCTGGAAGGTTATTTAATTCAGAACCATCTCCACTAAATGAACCACTAAATGAACCAGTAACTTGCTCTAATTGAAGTGTTGTAACAAATAAACGATTACCATCAGCATCAGAAGCAACAAGAGCAATAGAACCAGAAGAAAGTGAACCACTCTCAGGTACACCTAAGTTTGGTTCAGCCTCATTCAGCCTTAGATATTCATATCTATTCTCCGATACATCGGAGGGCCTTATTACTTTAACCTTTCCGCTTAATAATTGGCTCATTTATTTGTGTTCTTAATATATAATTATTCGTTTGCACTTTCAAGTATCGATAGAATTACCGTTAAATCGGTAGAACCTGATACAATTAGTGAAAATTGTTGTTCTAATACTAATTTACCCGCCACAATCGGTGATAATGAATCTCCAGCAGGTATCGTTACATTTGTAATTAAATCAACGGGTTCTTGTTCAACTCTCGTTGGATTTGATATGGTATCAGATATTGCATCAAACAAATTAACTGAAGCACTGATTGAACCTGATTCTGCTATTAATGTATTATCAAAAGATTGTGTAACACTATCTTGATATAATCTAGGTATATCAATTGAACCCGTTACAGATTCATTAATAAGTATTTGTTGTACTAATAAATTAGCGTAATCTATCGATTGATAAGATGCTGTATAATAATCATTAGGTATTAAGATTTCTCCGTTCTTATTATAATAAGAAAGAGCTGCTTTTTTACTCTGAAGTGTTCCTCCTTCGATTAAATCCGCCTCAACACCATCCACAGCAGTTCTAACATATCCTTCAAAGAAAGAAGATGTAAAACTAAATGGAATTTGTGTTAAATTGTTTTGAAAATTTGTGTATGCCGCTGATTCTTTTTCTAAAAATGTTTGATTTTTAGCTATAAGTGCGGATGCGCTTAAAAAACTACCCGAATTACTTATTGAATCTACTTGTGGAACTGGCAAATCCCTATTACTTGTTATACTAATAGTAACGGGTTCATCTGTAGTTCCAGTATTCGTTATTTGAGCAGATAATAAAATAGTAGAAACTCCTTTTGGAGCTGAATATACTACATCATCATCACCTGTCAAAGTGGTAAGTACGGATTTAAATGCGTTTAGTGGTATTAATTCTTCTGCCATATCCTATATAAATATTTCTTTTATTTTTATTCACTTTTTTTTATTAATCCTGCAGTGCTAATGAGAATGGTGTTACAAGTGAGAATAACGATTTAGAGAATGTTCTACCCTCTAATGTACCAGAAGCTTGTTTAATAACAAGACCTCCACCAATTCTAAAGTCACCAAGTTCGTTACCAGAAGTAAAGAATACTCTACCTCCACCAATTTCAGTAATTTCCTTATCAGGATCAGGTACACCATCACCACCTTGGTTAGGAGGTAATGCTTTATAAGTTACACCAGCACCAGCGTAAGAGAAATCATGTCCAGTTGTAATAATTAAAGAACCAAACTCTTCAACAGGCGCTTGTCTAGCAGCGAATTGGAATTGAGTTCTTAAATATCTATTAGTTTCTGCAGTTTCTTTCTTTTGTTCGTTAATAACAACAGCTGCACTTCCATACACTCCATTGTAATACGATTCAGCCGCTCTGATACTTCTCTCATTACCACCATAGATGATATCAGTTGCGATAGCATCTAAAATAAATCCAGTATCTCTATAACATTTTTCTTCATTGTAATCAAAAGTAGGGAATGCCGCATTTGTGTACGATATTGCCTTACCTTGTAATACTTTTTTCTCCGCTCTAAGTGCATTAGCTCCATTTTTATTTAATAAGAATGGGAATACTAATTGTTGTTGTTTGATTATCTTTTCAGCCAACCCTTTTGAGAAATCAATACCATCAGTTGTTTGTGGTTTTTGTTCCGTAGTTGCGATTGAAGGAATATAGTAGTAGAATGTACCTGCTTGTACTGCTCTAGCATTACCACCATATGTTAAATCAGTTGCTACTGCATCTATGATGTATCCTAAATCTCTACTACAACTAACTTCGTTGTATTCAAACTCACTCCAAGACGAACTTAGATAAGCGATTGTTTCTTTTTGTATAAATGTTGTGTTATCTCTTAATAACTGAACACCATTTTTAATTTCAGCTGATGGATTTATGTATTCTAAGTTTTGAACTACATTTTGTGAAGTTCCATTAGCAAATCTAATTCCATCAATTGTTGGGTCTAACTGATTAGCTTCTGATGGAGTACCACCCTTAGTTGCTCTTGATGGGTATCTCCAATAGTATAATCCAGCTACTCTACTTCTTTCATTTCCACCGTAAACTAAATCAGTTACAGCTGCATCAATTATATATCCAGTATCTCTTCTACATTTATCTTCGTTGTAAGTTACATTACTCCAAGAAGATGATATAAATTCGATAGTTTCATTTTGTACGAAACTTCTATTGTTTCTTAGTAATTCAGCCGATGCAGATACTTCAGATGTTGGTGAAACGAATATTGTATTTTCTAATACTTTTTCAGCCAATCTAGCAGAGTAGTTAATTCCATCAATTGTTTGATTTAATTGTCCGTTTGGATTAGTTTGGTAATTAACAGTTGCATCTGATGGGTATAAGTAATAGTACTCACCATTTACTCTACCTCTTTCATTTCCACCATATAAGAAATCCGTTGCTACACCATTTAAGATATATCCAGTATCTCTCTTACATTTATCTTCATTGTAATCAAATGTACTCCAAGAAGATGAGATGTAAGCGATTACTTCATTCTGAATAAATTCTTTATTATCTAAAAGAACTTTATTTCCAGCTAATCTCTCAGCCGATGCCGTTACGAATATTTCGTTTTGTACTAATTTACTTGCCACATCACCCGCGTACTTAATACCCGTTGTAGTTGGTTCTAATTGAGTTGATGTTGCTGATGAAGGATATTTGTAGTAGTATTCTCCTGCAATCTTACTTCTTTGGTTACCACCATAAAGTAAATCAGTAGATACTGCATCTAAAATATGTCCAACATCTCTCATACAAGTTGCTTCTACATAATCAAACCCTTCCCAAGAAGAACTTAGGTAAGAAATTGATTCAGATTGAATAAACTCTCTATTATTTCTAATTAATTCAACTGATGCTGATATTTGAGCTGATGGGAAATCAAATGTTACACCTTTAACGATTTGTTCAGTTAATTGTGATGCGTAATTGATACCATCAATAGTTTGTTGAGCTTGAGAACCAGTTCCATTAGCTTCAGATGGGAATTGATAGTAGAACTTAGCGTTTACTACTGATTGAGATACGATTCCATATCTTAAATCTTCTGCTACACCATTTACAATAAATCCAACATCTCTTCTACACTTAACATCATCATAATCAAATCCTATCCACGAAGAAGAAATATATTCTACAACTTCATTTTGTATAAATGGTACACTTTCAGTAATCAATCCATATGTAGTTAGAATATCAGAACCAGTTAATAATGAACCATATTCAAATGCAGGTTGAACAACACTTACTGAATTTTGCTCAGTTCTAACAAATGTGTGAACTGATTGTGGTAAATGTTTAATTGCTCCATTTGATGCTGATACGAATGTGTGAACTGATTGAGGTAGATGTTTTACAGCGTTTGTTGATGCAGATACAAATGTGTGTACCGAACCAGAAGCACTTCCACCATCTCCTACATTTATTGTAAATGTACCAGTTTGTCTTTCTAATCCATCATTTGTAGCCGATACAAATGTATGTGTGTTTGTATATGAGGAAGAACCTATGTTTATATCAAACGTATTTGTAGTTACATTAGAAATTTCTAACCATCTTCCATTTGGATAATCTATTCCAGCTCTTGGATATGATTTTTCAACAGTATCACCATCCAATACACAAGTATAAGTTAGAGAATTATTATCTAATTTGATATAATCACCATTACTAAAATTATGATTAGCTATTGTTATAGTAACATCACCAGTTGATGCGTTATAAGGAGCATCAGTTACAGTATGTGATGTAGTTCCAACTGAAGTAATAACTATTGATTGTTCAGCGTATGGGTCAGAACCACTTCTTGGATAAGAATGAACAGATGTATCACCATCTTGGTCACAAGTAAATGCGAATGATTCATTTTCTAATACTACACTTCTACCAACACCTATACCATGCTGTCCAACAGTTACAATCATATCACCACTTAATGCGTTGTAATCAACATCCGATGGTGTAAAGAATTTATTTGGACCCGAAATACCAACATTTACAGTCATTGTAGTATCAGTAATATCCGTTATCTTCATTGAACGTCCAGCGAATGGGTCAATACCAACTCTTGGATATGATTTAACTGATTGATTATTATCCATATCACAAGTGAAAGCAAATGATTCAATATCTAAAATGATACCTTCACCAATACTTAAACTATGACTTTCAACAGTCATTACGAATTCACCCGTTGCTGGGTCATAAGATGCAGTTGTTGGATTAAATTCTACATTAGGTCCAGACGCTCCTACGTTAACAGTTATAGTATTATTGGTTTTTGAAAGAATTTCTAATTCATTATTGTAAGCAGGTTGTCCAACTGAAGGTAATTTATCTTCAGTTTTGTTGTTATCCATATCACAAGTAAATGTGAACGATTCAGGTGATAAGTATATACCCTCACCCTCAGTATAAGAATGACTTTCAATTGTTAATACAAACTCACCATTTGATGGGTCATAAGTTGCGTTAGTTGGAGTTGAATCTGCTTTTCCATTAGCTATTGCATCTGATACAATTGCGAATGAAGATGAAATTGTGTTAAAAATAGTAACATCAGTTATACTACTACCAGTTGCTGGTGAGAATGAAGTTACTTTAATTCCATTATCAGTATTCAAACTTCCTGTTTGAACAAATAATGTTTCTTTGTTAACTAATTTTTCAATTAAATCTTTAGTATAGATTAATGCATCAGTAGTTTCATCTAATTGATTACCAGTTGCTTCAGATGGGAATCTATAATAGAATTCACCAGCAGTTAATGCTCTTTGGTTTCCACCATATCTTAAATCAGTAGCAACAGCATCAATTATGAATCCAGTATCTCTACTACAACTTAATTCATTGTATTCAAAGTTTGGATATTTAGCGTTTACGAATGCTACAGTTTCAGCTTGTAAGAATTCTCTATTTTCTCTAATTGTATCATAAACAAATTCAACTTCATTTGATGCAGTTTGGAAAACAGCTCCACTTACTATTTCAGTTACTATATTTTGTACATAATCAATAGCAGTTACAGTTGGGTCTTTTTGTCTATTTTCATTTGGTACACCACCACTAATAGCTGCTGATGGGAATCTGTAATAATAATCTCCAGCATTCACACTTCTTTCATTTCCACCATATAATAAATCAGTAGAAACTGCATCTATAATATGAGTAATATCTCTTTTACAAGTTATTTCATTATAAGTAAATCCATCCCACGAAGATGATAAGAATTCAATTGTTTCATTTTGAATAAATTCTCTATTATTTCTAATCAATTCATAAGAACCACTAACTACTGCGGATGCAGTTTGGAACGTATATCCTCTTACAATACTTTCTGCTAATCTACCAGCATAATTAATACCATCTAAAGTTTGTTGTAATTGTGCACCTTGTGCCTGAGATGGGAAATCATAGTAGAATTTACCATTGAATATAGATGCAGAATTTGCGTTATACAACATATCTTCAGCTGCCCCACTTATAATTCCTCCTATATCTCTACTACACTTACTTTCATCATATGATGCAGTTGACCAAGAAGATGATAAATAAGCAATTGATTCACTTTGAATAAATCCAATATTTTCTTTTAATAAGTTATATGCTGCAATTGTTGTTGGTGATTCTGATGGAGCTCCATACTCAACAACAGTTGGTAATGAACCAGTTCCATTTTTAACAATATTAGTTACAATTGCAATTGATGATGAAATTAATCTTTGTTGTAATCTATCTCCAAATGATTCAGATGTAAATTGAACTGCGTCAGTAACTTTAATTAAGTTATCAACATCAGAGTTATTTTTAACAACGTTTGGTTTAACACCCAATCCATTTTGTAATATATTTTCAATTATACCAACTGATGTATTTACTTTATTAATTTCAATTGATGAACCTACAATAGAAGAAGTAAACTGATTTGCTGAAGTTACTTTAATATTGTTTTCAGCATTAGTTACTAATTTTGGTAAAATACTTATTGAGTTATTTTCAGTTCTAACAAAAGTATGACCTGCCTGAGGTAAATGTTTAACTGCTCCTTTAGATGCAGATACAAATGTATGTAATGATTGAGGTTCATGTTTAACAGCGTTTGCTGAAGCTGATACGAATGTATGTAATGAACCTGAAGCGCTTCCACCATCACCTACATTTATTGTAAATGTACCAGTTTGTCTCTCAATACCATTTGCTGCAGCTGATATAAATTTGTGTTCTCCTATATATGATGATGCACCAATATTAATATTAAATGTATTCGTAGTTACATTAGAAATTTCTAGCCATCTTCCAGATGGGTAATCATAACCAGGTCTTGGATATGATTTAGTAGTTGTATTATCATCTAATACACAAGTATAAGTTAATGCGTTATCAGCAACTTTAACATAATCACCATTACTAAATCCGTGATTGGCGATTGTTAGTGTTACTACACCTGTTACTGAGTTGTATGGAGCGTTTGTTGGAGTATGCGATGTTGTACCTACCGAAGTAATCACAATTGATTGTTCAGCGTATGGGTCAGAACCACTTCTTGGATAAGAGTGAGTTGTAGCATCTCCATCTTGGTCACAAGTGAACGCAAAAGATTCATTTTCTAATACTACACTTCTTCCTACTCCTAAACCAAATGATTCAGTAACAGTTAGAGTCATATCACCACTTAAAGCATCATATGATGCAGTAGTTGGTGTAAAGTATTTATTAGGACCTGATATACCTACATTTACCGTCATTGTATTTGAAGTTACCGAAGTAAGTTTCATTGAACGTCCAGCGAATGGGTCAATTCCAAATCTAGGATAAGATTTAGTTGATTGGTTGTTATCCATATCACAAGTAAATGCAAATGAACCAGTACTTAATACTATACCTTCTCCAACACTTAATGTGTGAGTTCCAGTTGTAATTACGAAATCACCATTAGCAGGGTCATAAGTTGCATTAGTTGGAGTCCATTCAATATCAGGATCCGATGCTCCTACATTTACAGTTATAGTATCAGTAGTTTTTGCTGTTATCTCTAATTTATTAGTATAAGCAGGTTGTCCAACTGAAGGTAATTTGTGTTCAGTTCTGTTCCCATCCATCGTACAAGTAAATGTAAACGATTCTGGTCTTATATAAATTTCATCTCCAATATCCAAAGTATGATTTGGAATAGTAACTACAAAGTTTCCATTTGATGGGTCATAAGTTGCTGTTGTTGGAGTAAATGAACCTGTACCATTTTCTATGATATTAATAATTTCTCCAAATGATGAACTTACAATACCAAATTCAGTATCAGTTACATAAGTACCACTAGCAGTTACATAAGAACCAGTTGTTAGTTGTTGTGGAGTATCTAATGTATCATCAAACCACTTAGCTAATGCAAATGGTGTATCATCGGTTCCGAATCTAATAATATCATTAATAAACCCTACACTACGAGTTACAAATGCTGATTCAACTTCACTACCACTTAGTGAAGAAGTAAATTGAGATGTATCATTAATTTTAATTAATCCTTCAATATTTTCAGTTAATATAGGTAAAGTACTTACTGAATCTCGTTGAGTTCTAATAAATGTATGAGCTGATTGAGGTAAATGTTTCAATGCCCCATTGGAAGCTGATACAAAAGTATGAACTGATTGAGGTTCATGTTTAACTGCTCTATTGGATGCTGATACGAATGTATGTAATGAACCAGAAGCACTTCCACCATCTCCTACATTAATTGTAAACGTTCCATCTTGTCTCTTCAATCCATTAGTAGTTGCTGATACAAATGTATGTGAACCTACATATGGTGAAGAACCTATATTGATATCAAATGTGTTAGTTGTTACATTTGAAATTTCTAACCATCTTCCACTTGGATAATCGTAATTAGGTCTTGGGTAAGATTTTGTAGTTATATTTTTATCTAATACACAAGTATAAGTTAGAGAATTATCATCTAATTTTATGTAATCTCCATTATTGAAATTGTGGTTAGCTATTGTAATAGTTACATCACCAGTTGCAGAATCATATGGTGCATCGGTTACACTATGAGAAGTAGTTCCAACTGAAGTGATTTTTATTGATTGCTCAGCGTATGGGTCAGAACCACTTCTTGGATAAGAATGAGTAGTTACGTTACTATCCATATCACAAGTGAATGCAAATGATTCGTTTTCTAACACCACACTTCTACCAACACCCAATCCGAATGATTCAGTAACAGTTAGAGTCATATCTCCACTTAGAGAATTGTAAGAAGCAGATACAGGTGTGAAATATTTATTCGGACCTGATACTCCTACATTAAATGTCATTGTAGTATCAGTTACAGCCGTAAGAGGAAGTGAACGTACTGAATACGGGTCAATACCAACTCTTGGGTAGGATTTAACTGATTGGTCGTTATCCATATCACAAGTAAATGCGAATGATTCAGGTGACATTACTACACCTTCACCAATACTTAAACTATGACTTGCTACAGTTACAACAAATTCCCCAGTTGCTGGGTCATAAGATGCAGTTGATGGATTGTATTCTACATTTGGACCCGATTTACCAACGTTTACAGTTATAGTATCTGATGTTGTTGATTTAATTGTTAATCTATTATCATAAGCAGGTTGTCCAATTGATGGAAGTTTGTGCTCAGTTCTATTTCCATCCATATCACAAGTGAATACAAATGATTCAGGTTTTAGATAGATACTATCACCACTATGTAAATTATGTTTAGGTACAGTCATTAAGAAATCACCATTAGCAGGGTCATAAGTTGCTGTTTTAGGTGTGAATGATTCAATACCTGTTTTTATAATTCCAGTTACAATATCATATGATTCACTAACTTCAGTTTGATATGAACCACTCAATGCAATTGATGAAGATACTGAATTAAATGATGTTACTTTTATATTTCCATCACTATTAGAAACTTTAGATGGAGTTTTAGTTATTAATTGAGATAAAACACTTATTGAGTTATTTTGAGTTCTAACAAAAGTATGACCTGCCTGAGGTAGGTGTTTTACTGCTCCATTAGAAGCTGATACAAAAGTATGAACTGATTGTGGTAAATGTTTTACAGCGTTTATTGATGCTGATACAAATGTATGTATTGAGCCACTTGCACTTCCACCATCTCCAACGTTTATTGTAAATGTTCCAGTTTGTCTTTCTAAACCATTTGTTGTAGCTGATACAAAAGTATGAGCTGATGTGTAAGATGATGAACCAATGTTAATATCGAAAGTATTAGTTGTTACATTAGAAATTTCTAACCATCTTCCAGATGGGTAATCATAACCAGGTCTTGGATATGATTTCTCAACACTATTACCATCTAATATACAAGTATAGGTTAGAGAATTATCAGAAAGTTTGATATAATCTCCATTACTAAATCCATGTCCTGTGATTGTTATAGTAACATCACCAGTAGATGCATCATAAGGTGCATTAGTTATAGTATGGGATGTAGTTCCAACTGAATTTATTACAATTGATTGTTCCGCATATGGGTCTGAACCTAATCTTGGGTAAGAGTGAACAGATGTATCACCATCTTGGTCACAAGTGAAAGCAAAAGATTCGTTTTCTAATACTACACTTCTTCCTACTCCTAATCCGTGCTGTCCAACAGTTACAACCATATCACCACTCAATGCGTTGTAATCAACATCAGTTGGTGTAAATAATTTATTCGGAGCCGATACTCCAACATTAACAGTCATTGTTGTATCAGTAACATCAGTTATAATCATTGAACGACCTGCAAATGGGTCTATTCCAAATCGAGGGTAAGATTTAACAGATTGGTTATTGTCCATATCACAAGTGAATGCAAATGAACCAGTATCTAATACGATACCCTCACCAATACTTAAACTATGATTACCAGTTGTGATTACAAATTCTCCAGTTGCTGGGTCATAAGATGCAGAAGAAGGTGTGAACTCTACATTAGGACCTGATTTACCAACATCCACAGTTATAGTATCTTCGGTTACCGATTTAACTTTTAATTTATTATTATATGCTGGTTGTCCAATTGATGGTAATTTATGTTCCGTTCTATTATTATCCATTGTACAAGTGAATACAAACGATTCTGGTCTTATACAAATTTCATCCCCAACATCTAAACCATGTTTAGAAATAGTAACTACAAAGTCTCCATTTGATGGGTCATAAGTTGCTGTTGTTGGAGTAAATGTTTTTTGTGTAATTATATCTCTAACTAAATTCTTAGCATATACAATACCCTCAATAGTTTCTACTTTTTGTACGGTAGTTGCTTCAGATGGGAATAAGTAATAAAATTCTCCACTCTTAATACTTCGTTGATTACCACCCCATAAGAAATCGGTTGCAACACCATCTAAGATGTGTCCAACATCTCTTCTACACTTTTCTCTATTATATGTAAAGAATGGGAATGTGTAATCAATGTATTCAGTTACTTCTTTTTGAATTAAAGTTCTATTATCTCTAATCGTATTCCAAATACTTAATTTAGTTTCTGAAGGTTGTACTAATACTACATTCTGAATTAATTTTTGAACTAAGTTAGCTGCATGTACGATACCATCGATAGTTTGTGTTTTTTGAACACTTGTTGCTTCTGATGGATATAAGTAATAGTACTCACCAGCAATAACACTTCTTTCATTTCCACCATATCTTAAATCGGTAGATACAGCATCTAAGA